GCGCTCGGCAAGAGCGATGTTGAGCGGCTCGGCCGGGCGGTTTGGGCGCTGCGGGAGGTGGCGGGGAAGGGGGCGAACCTGCGCGGCTTGTCGAACAGTGGGTCTGTGATAACGGCGTCGGCCGAATCCCTTCAGGATGCGCTGGATTGCGCAGCTATTGCTTACGGATTGGAGTGAACCGACATGGCCACAGCAAACTTTGGCATCGCGTCTCCCCTGCCTTTCAACAGCCTCGAAAAGGGGATGTTGGTCCTCGCAGCTCCTCACGACGGGCAGCGGTATTTCGGAGTTGTCACGAAAATCCGAAACGACTGGGTGTTGGCCGTATTGTCCTCGACTGATGGAGACATACCGGCGGCCTTGGACTTGGGTTATGTCGTAGATGATCTGTGGCAGATACGCGGAGACTTGGAGATCGAGGCAGTGGGCTCCCCATTCGAGCCCTCGCTGAAGCGGTCCTCGGGTCCCGCTCTCACCATCGACAGCGACGGCAATGTCGGCGCGCTCATCGACCACGTCGATATGGGCATGAAGCAGCAATTTTTGATAAACTTGTCGGACGGCGAACACCTCGCACGAGCGGAAAAGATTACGTTCTTCAAAGAGGCAAAGTTCTTCATCCGTCAGGAGGGCCGTCGCGAACGCTACGAGTGGCCCGACTTGACACCGGAACGGTAATCCCTGACATCAAGCAAATCGGGCGTTTCGCCCAAAGCAAGGCTCCTCCCTCTCGGGCGGGGCCTTTTCTTTTGCGCTACTGACCATGTGCGGCGCTACGGCAATGGCTGGATCAGGATTCAGCGCAGGCGTCCGAGGATTGCGGGGGCCGCTTCCGCCCCATTGTCCAGTTGGCCATCATCCGCACCTTGGGGTTCGGCGCGCACCAGATTTCGCCCGTCTCGTTGATCGCGGTGACCCAGATCAGGTTGTGCTCCTGCCCATAGTCTATGACGGCGAAAGCATAGCCCGCCCCCTTATCGGCGACGTGGATCGGTAGGGGCGGGTCGAGTTGCGTGAACGTCATGGAATCCTCCGGGCCCCTACAACGCCAGCGCTTGCGGCCGGTTTCCTAAGCCCAGAACAGTTCGAAGGAGGAATGCATGGTCCCCATGAAAGCTCGCGTTGGCTTTTCCCTGCCTGACGGCTCGGCCGCCGCCGGCGCCACCTTCAACGCTAAGGATGCCAAGGCTGCTGATCGCCTAGAGGCGGCTGGCGTTGCGGAACGAGTGAAGGCTGAAGCCCAGCCCGCGCCGAAGGCCGAAGCGAAGAAGGCCGGTGCGACCCCTACCGCCGCCTGATCTGCTGGAGGTCAGCGTCGCCAACATCGACCGCTTCATCGCATCTCCCGATCTAACGGAGTGGTTTAGCAAGACGTTCATCGACGATGGCGGGGACCTCACGAACGAGGACCATGCCCATCTTCGACAAGCCAGCATCGGCGCGCTGTGGACGACAGCTGCCAACTCACGCCAAGGCCGCGCCGTCGTCGGCCAGGCTGAGATGGGCTCGCCTCGCGCTATGGGCCGCTGGGCCAAGGCTCGCGCCGAGCAACAGGTCAGGGAGTGGTTCGGCCATATCCCCGACTTCATACTGACCTTCAGCGCCCCCTATGCGGCGCAAGCCACAGACGCTGAGTTCTGCGCCCTCGTAGAGCATGAACTTTACCACTGCGGACAAGAGCGCGACGAGTGGGGCGCCCCGAAGTTCCGAAAGAGCGGATTGCCCGCTTTCACCATGCGCGGCCATGACGTCGAAGAGTTCGTCGGAGTGGTTCGCAGATATGGCGCAGATGCCTCCGGGGTCAGGGACCTTGTAGAGGCTGCGTCCCATGAGCCGCTGATAGGCAGGGCGTCGATCGCACAGGCTTGCGGGACGTGTTTGCTGAGGGCGGCGTGACCTAGACGGAGCCTTGACATCGACATGGCCAAGGAACGCCTAGCCCCCGAGGTTCAGACCTACATCGTTCAGGCGCTCGCCTGCTTCGACAGCCCCAAGACGGTGGCCGATGCGGTCAAGGCTGAGTTCGGCGTCGTCATCACCCGCCAGTTGGTCGAGACCTACGACCCGAACAAGAAGGCCAGCAGCGGACTCGCGGCGAAGTGGGTCAGCCTGTTCGAAGAGACCCGCAAGGCCTTCCTGGAGGACACCAGCAAGATCGCTATCTCGCATCGCGCGGTCCGTCTCCGGGCGCTCCAGCGGATGGCTGAGAAGGCCGAGACCATGGGCAACATCGCGCTGGCTGCGCAGTTGTTCGAACAGGCCGCGAAGGAAGCGGGCGACAGCTACACCAACCGGCGCGAACTGACCGGCAAGAACGGGGCGCCTCTGCCTGCGGCTGCTCCCGCCGTCGTGATGTACCAGCTGCCCGATAATGGACGCGGCTGAAGCCACGGTCATCCGGCCTCAGCCGGGGCCGCAAGAAACCTTCCTCGGCAGTTCGGCGGACATCGCCATATACGGCGGCGCGGCAGGCGGGGGGAAAACCTGGGCGCTGCTGATGGAGCCGCTGAGGCACATCGACAACGAGAACTTCGGCGCGGTCTTCTTCCGGCGCACGACGGTTCAGGTCCGCAACGAGGGCGGGCTCTGGGACGAGAGCGAGAAGCTCTACCCGGTCATCGGGGCCACGCCGAAAGAGCACGTCCTGAGCTGGCAGTTTCCCTCGGGGGCGACGGTCAGCTTTGCTCACCTTGAGCACGACAAGACGGTCCTGAACTGGCAGGGTTCGCAGGTTCCGCTGATCTGCTTCGACGAGCTGACGCACTTCAGCCAGAAGCAGTTCTGGTACATGGTCAGCCGGAACCGCTCGATGTGCGGGGTTCGGCCCTATATTCGGGCGACCTGCAACCCTGACGCCGATAGCTGGGTCGCAGATTTCATCTCCTGGTGGATCGATCAGGAGACCGGCCTTCCCATCTCGGAGCGCGCCGGGGTGGTGCGCTGGTTCGTCCGCATCAACGACACGCTGATCTGGGCCGACGATCCGACCGAGCTTGAAGAGAAACATCCGGGCATTCCGCCCAAGTCGGCCACCTTCATTCCTGCCAAGCTGACGGATAACGCGGCCCTGATGGCTGCGGACCCTGGCTATATGGCCAACCTGCTGGCCCTGCCCAAGGTTGAGCGGGAACGCCTCCTCGGCGGCAACTGGAAGATCAGGGCAGCGGCCGGCCTGCTGTTCAAGCGGTCCTGGGTGACTGTGGTGGATGCGGCGCCCTCTGATCTGCGGATTGTGCGCGGCTGGACTTGGCTGGGACGCCCAAGGTGGACGGGAACGACCCTGACTGGACGGCCGGCACGAAGATCGGGCAATCCCGTTCGACGGGACGCTACATCGTCCTGCACCACGTCAGGGAGCGGGACACGCCGCACAAGATCGAGGCGCTCATTTCAAACACAGCCTCGCAGGACGGGCGAGAGGTTGAGATCAGCCTTCCTCAGGACCCCGGCCAGGCGGGCAAGGCTCAGGTCGCGACACTGATCAAGATGCTGTCGAGCTACACGGCCCGCGCCACGCCAGAAACCGGCGACAAGGAAACCCGCTTCGGCCCGTTTTCGGCGCAGTGCGAAGCTGGAAACGTCGATGTCCTGCGCGGCCCCTGGAACGAGGAATGGTTTATGGAACTGGAAGCCTTCCCCGACGCCGCGCACGACGATGACGCGGACAGCACGGCTCGCGCCTTCAACACCCTGTCGCTGGAAACGCCTTCGACCGTCGCCCTCTTCCTGTCGAAGAGGAACCGCTGATGCATCCCCTCCGTCTGGTGGTGAACAACGCCCAGCGTTCGCTGCAGGCCATGTTCCCCGGCTTCTATTTCGGCGCGCCCAAGCACAACCACGCTGCGGATTTCGGCTATCCCGATCGGGTCGAGTTCTCCACCGCGTTCGAAGCCTACAACCGCTATCCGCTGGCGCGTGCTGCGGTCGACAAGACGGTCGGCAAGTCGTGGGAGACCAACCCGCTCCTGCAGGAATACCAGCGCGACGGCACCAAGCCCGGAACGCAGAAGGAAACCAAACCCGAGGCCGACATTCGCCAGCGCTTCGGCGATCTGCGCGTCTGGCAACACATGGCCGAATGTGACCGTCGCTCGCTCGTGGGCGCCTACTCCGGTCTGATCATGCGCTTCGCCGACAGTCAGCCGTTCAAGGCACCCGTGACGCGCGTGCCGGGCGGCTTAGATGGTCTGGTCGAGGTCATCCCCGCCTGGGAAGGCCAACTGACCGTCAGTGAGTGGGATACCGACGAGGCCTCGAACACCTACGGCCAGCCGAAGATGTTCCAGTACGCCGAAAGTGCGGTCGGCCAGCAGAAACAGCCCCGCACCTTCGAAATCCACCCCGACCGGGTGATCATCGTCTCGCGCGACGGCACGCTGAATGGCCGCTCCGCTCTGGAGCCGGGTTACAACGCCCTGCTGGACATGGAGAAGATCAGGGGCGGTGGCGGCGAGGGCTTCTGGAAGAACGCCAAGTCCGGCCTGAGCCTGGAGATCGAGAAGGACGCCAAGATCGAGGACATGGCCCGCGTGATGGGCGTCCCGGTCCAGGAGGTGGTCGACAAGATCGACGAGCAGGTCGAGAGCTTCAACAAGGGTTTCGACAAGTCGCTGATGATGCAGGGCATCAAGGCGGTGCCGATCCAGGTCCAGCTTCCCTCGCCGGAGCACTTCTTCGCCATCGCGCTGCAGTCGTTCGCGGCCACCTTCTCATGCCCGCTGAAAATCCTCGTTGGCGCCCAGACTGGAGAGCGCGCCTCGACCGAAGACAGCGAAGAGTGGGCACGGGTGAACATGGCCCGCCGGACCAATGAACTGATCCCGGCCGTTATGGCTTTCGTGAACCGCCTGGAGCGCTTCGGCATCCTGCCGCAGAGGGATTGGCACCTCGACTGGACCGACCTGACCGAGTCTTCGATGGGCGAGAAGATCGACCGGGCCGACAAGATGGCTTCGGTCAACCAGAAGATGGGCGGCGAGATCGTCTTCACCGGCGACGACATCCGCGGCGTGGTCGGCATGGAGCCGCTGAGCGACGCCGAGAGGTTCCGCAACGACGCCGCCGACGACGAAGAGGCCGCCGCTGGTCTCGAGCCTGACGACGATTCCGCTCAAGCAGCCTGATCAACCCCACAATCCGAAGGAGGCGCGCGTGCAGCAGCATGACGTGAACGCCCGCACGTTCCTCGTGAACAAGGGCCTGACCGCTGGCGAACAGGTCAGGGTCAACATCCGCACCCTGGCCAACACGGCGGCCATCCGGCGTGAGAAGCGCAATGGCCGGGACGTGATCATCGTCCCCTCGGCCACCATGCCGGACGACGTCGTCATGAACGACATCCTCTATCCGGCGGCTGAGATCGCCAAGTCCTACAAGTCGCTGGAGCGCACCCCGGCGCCCTTGGGTCACCCAACCATCAATGGCGCGTTCGTCTCGGCCCGCGATCCCGAAGGCATCAACCTCGGCTGGATCGGGGCCTGGAACGAGAACGTCCGCCAGGAAGACGGGCGGGTCCTACTGGACAAGGTGATCGACATTGAGGTCGCCAACCGCACTGAGGCCGGCAAGCGCGTCATCAACGCCATCGAGAAGGGCGAGCCCGTCCACACCTCGACCGGCCTTCTGGCCATGCTGGACGCCGCCAATGGCGCTGTCCCCCACAAGTTCGAAGCCCGAGACATTGAGTTCGACCATGACGCCATCCTCCTGGACGAGGAAGGCGCGGCCACCCCGGATCAGGGCGTGGGCATGATGGTCAACGCGGCGGGCAAAGAGATCCAGGTCGTGAACTCCGTCTTCCAAGAGGAAGCGGACCGCGAACTTGGATGGGCGGTCGAAAGCGCCGTCCGCGCCATCGAGAAGCGCCGCAAGGCCTCCCTGATGGAGCGAGTGAAAGCAGCCCTCATCGAGGCCCTCGCGGGCTCCGAGCGGGATCCCTCTGAACAGCAAAACAAGGAAGCTGACATGTCTGTCTCGAAAGAGCAGTTCGATGCGCTGTCCGGCGAGGTGAAGACCCTCTCGGAGAGCCTGAAGCCCGATACGCTGGCGGCGTCGCTGTCCACCGCCATCGGCAATGCGGTCGCCGCGGCCATCCAGCCGCTGACCGAAGCCAACGAGGCCCTGGCCAACAGCCAGAAGGCCAAGGACGAGGAAGAGCTGACCGGTCTTCGCGAGAAGATCGTCAAGGCCAACCTCATGGACGAGGACGCGGCCAAGGAGCTGACGCTCAACGCCGCCCGCGCCCTGGCCAAGCAGGCTGAGCCCAAGAAGGCCGCG